TAAAGGTCGTCGTTGCTCCAGCTGTCGCGTACCGGCATGATGAAACCGTCCTTCACCTTTCCGGCAAACTTCAACACTTCAGCGTGCATCTGCGGGTCGTATTCGGAGAGGACATCCAGCCTGGTGTATTGTCCCTTGTCCGGACGCTGCGGCCAATATCCGGAAACGATGCACTTGCAGGCGCCGTATTCGTCCACTTCGGAATAACGGCGGTAAAGCGCATTGACCGGATTGACCCCTGCAAAAGAATTGCCGGCAGCCGACGGCACAAACTGGACGGCACCGTTGCCGAATTTCAGGTAATCCCGAAGCACCTTCTCCATGTAGCGCCTCACATTCCGGGAAGCAATAAAAGTCTGTACCCGGCTATCGGTAACGGGCTTCAGTATCTCGTTACCATCATTGTCGTAACCGTTCACCGTACAAGGATATATGCCTTGCCCAAGTGTCAGGTTACGAAGAAACTTCAGGCCCGTATTGAGCACGCTGGTGTTTCCTATCTCTTCAGCCGCCTTCTGGGGGAAATCATTCTCATCTCCCCATGGACGTACCTTCACTCCGTCGATGTCTATATAGGAAACATTCGACAAGTCATATGGCGCCAGGATTCGGGTACGCTCCTTCATTTCGTTCTGGGGTGTCCCCGTCGTTTCGCCGAATATGTACGTGGACTGCATCAGCAGGGGAATGCCGCTTGAATTAAACAATATGTTCATCAGAATATTATTTTCTTTTTGTTATACTCCAGTATCAGGTCAATATCCACAGGGTAGGGGTGTCCTTCCGGATTTCCCTTGCAGTCGCAGGGCTGCACGCCCCGGAGCTGGTATTCCTTCATGTTCATGCGTCCTGCACCGCAGGCGTAGGCCTGGGGCATGAAATAAACCTTGCCTTCCTTACTGACGAACTTTATCGAAAAGATGCGCCGGCGTCCGCGTTCGTCCGTGCGGATGTCCATGTCAGCCAGAGCCAGGTTTCTGCGTATTGTCTCCATATCGTTATATCATTCAAATGTATTGTCAAAAGTCTTGTCGAATATTCGCTCACGGATGTTGCCGGTACGTCCAAAAGCCAGATGCAGGCGTGATGCCTGACGGAATGTGAGCGAGACATTGATTTTCTCGTTGCCGGTACGTTTGTGAGAGAAATCAATATCAGTGGCCACCACTCCCGTCAATGTTTCCGTATTATACAGCTGCAAAGAATCAGTTGTTATCAGATCCAGTACCTTGCCGTATTGTCTGGTGTCCAGATAGCCGCTGTTTGCCGTACGGCTGTCAATGTATTCGGCATCTGTCCGGACAGTCCTCTGCAGCAGTTCGACCATTTCACCTTCCAGTTCGGGGGAATATTCCACCAGTCCGGTGAATGCCATTGTCTCTGGCATCCCGAATGCGTTCCGATAAATGAAGTTGGTGATATTACGGTACAGCCGTTTATCATTGATAAACCTTACCTTATCCTTCACAATTCCGTTCTCCTCCAGCATGGCATCATAGAAGAGGATGGATGTCGTACCAATGCCGGACAATGCCGCAACCCGTTCGAGGGATAAAGAAAAAGCAAGCATACCATTGGTGGCACCAAAGTTCTTGGTGACCCGTCTGTACCGTTCCTTTCCGGCATCTAAGTATGCCAACCCTATCTCCAAAGAAATCCCTTCACGTACCCTGAATGTCAAGTATTCCATTCTATCATGGGCTGTACGGATTGTGTTCTCATGTGTCAAGAAAAGCACGTCTGACGGGGATACCGATGTACGACAACGACTGTAATAAGCCTTGAAACTCTTCCGGACTGTGTCCTGCTTGTCCGAGAACACAGCGGTTATGGACAATGGAGCCTGATAGTAAGAGACTACATTGCTGGACATCCCTTTCGGGTCATGCAGGGAAAAGTAACTGCGAAGCATTTCTCCTATCTCATGAATCACCACGTTGCCTTTTAAGGCATAATAGCTCTCATTGAAAATCTCCGTACCTCCGGTTTCAATACGGACATTCAACTGTTCATCCGTGATTCCTGAGATTTCTATTTCCCCGATTTCCGAGATGAAACAGTCCACTCCATCATGTATGCCATCCACTACCATTGCCAAAGAGTTTTAGAAATGCCCAACACCAGCGACCTGTTGTACAAGTCATAGCCCGCCCTGAACTCCCAGGACTTACACCGGTACCCTGCGGACAGTACACATCCGTAACGTCCCGCATCCATTCCCACCACCAGCGCGTTGTTGCATACGACCGGTTGCCGGTAGTCCACCACTACCGTGCGGTCAAGTAATGAATTGTGGGATATGACGTCGGTCAGCTCCACTTTTAGGTAAGGGCGTTCAATAATTGTATCAAGATAATGCTTCTCCGAGAAATAGTCGGCCAGTATAGCCGCCGTATCCACTTCTGTGGGTACCTCACGGACAATCACCTCCGGTTCCGGAATGGCAGGGCGTATTGTGTCATGCCTGACTACCGTTTCCGGTACGCGGACAATGCTCCGTTTCCGGGAACCCAGCCAGTGGCCGGCCCAGCCGGAGAGAAATGCGATAACCGCACAAAGCAACATATGGCTAACCTTCCGTCTCATCGGCCTTTCTTCTGAATTTATCCGTGACTGTCACCCACAATATTCCCACCTGCTTGATCAGCGCGTCTTTCGGCTTGCCGTCGATGACCGCCAGGTTCTCCAGTATGCTTGTCACGTGCTCGACGCAGAACCAGGTCATGACGAACACCTTGACAATGGAGAAGAACAGGGTGGCCAGTAGCATGATAAAGCTTTCTTCCGCTCCGGCCTTGCTCTCCAGATAGAACGAGTGGGTGATATAGATGATGGTCAGCCAGATACACAGCTTGATGATGCAGCGTGAGAAACGGAAGCTCTCGAATCCTATTCCCTGGACCTTGCTTGCCCGGATGCCCGTCCACATCTCGGAGACAATGGCAACGAGCATGGCCATGGCCAGGAACGGTGTAATGCCTATCCATTCGCTGACTACGGCAGTGACGGCGCTGAAGGAGATGGCCGGAAATTGTAGGTTGTACTTGAAGCTCGGAGCCACCGAAAGAAAGAACTCCTTCGGTGAATCATACCCATAGGTGGCGACGAATCTTGTGAAAAAACGTATCATATCTCTTTTTTTGTCACAAAGATAGAACCCAACCATCCGCTCTCATAGGACAAAAAAAGCCCTTACTCTCACGAGCAAGGACTTCAAAAATAAAAAAAATCTCCGGTTAGTATTTTTATGGCTTCTCGTACATCACCCAGTAGGGTTGTCCTGCCAAATATTCTACACGGTACCCTGCATCAGCCAGTTGTTTGGCCAGCGCCATCGGAGCGACATCGACAATGTTCGACAGCTCATATACCAGTTCAGCGGTGGTCTTGTAAGATTTCTGTGAAGTGGTACCGATGGGTGAATAGTTCTGGTCGATGAAGTTTGCTATGGCTTTCTGCCGTTCGGCTTGTTGCTTCTCCAATTCGTCTCGTTTGTCCGGTTCTTCGTCGTTTTGATAAGAACGGAATCCTATCTTCTTGCTCATTGTGCGCCTCCTTTCTCTTCTTCCGGAGTCAAGCTTCTTATCATGGATGACACTATGCGTAAATCACTTATTACGGATATAATGTCATCAGCACTAACTTCATTACCGACCTTTAAGTCCAGGATTAATCCGGTGGCTTTGTCTATGGAATTGCAAAAAGCATAAGCACCGCCACTCTGCAAAATCGAGATGGTTTCGCTGATGGAGGAAGTCAATACGATGTTATTGATTTCGGTATTCATTTCTCACCTCCTTCCCCATTAGCCTTTAGGGCATTTTGCATGCAGGAAATGATTTCACGTAACTCATCGGCAGACATATCGCAAGCTATATAATTACCACCATACGACAACATATAACTATATTCATCGGTGTTGGTAGCTGAATGACTGCGTTGGCTCGTTACAAATATGCCATCTTCGCTGATTTTTTTATGTTTGCTCATGCCTCACCCCCTTTCCGGCACTTCTTTGCCTTATAAACACACAACGCGGCTGCCGCCAGTAGGGGAGGGAACACCATCGCGGCACATGCCCAGACAATGGCACGGAAGTACCAGCGATCGGCTTCGGTCTTGACTTCGCAGTCGGGAGCCAGGACGCGGTAGTAGCGGCGTTGGATGTTGGATACTTGCTCATTCAGAGCTTTCAAGTTCTCGGATACACGAACCCCTGCGGGTTCTGGTGCGATGAGCGCACCGGATGTTTGATTTTTCATATCATTGTACTGTTTCGCGTAAAGGCAGAAAAACGGCTGCCATATCCCGTGTCGCGAAACAGTACAATGATGATTGCCGAGGCAAAAACAATGTGTGGGAAAGGCAGCCGCCAATATCTTAAAATCGGGCATAAAAAAAGCCCGCAAACTTGTGAGCATTATACGATGCACATCGACAACCAATCAGGGCTGTACTGTTTCGCACCGCAAATATGAGCATAATATTTGAAAGTGCAAAAGAAAAGCGGAGTTTTTTGCTCCGCTTCTCTTTTTAAATTGAAATACCGCTCAATTCCTTTCCGATTTCACGCACCGTATTCAATATCGCCTGCTCCCGTTCTTTTGAGGGACGTTTAATCCCCCGTATATACTGTGCCAACAAACTCTGCTGCATCCCCATCCGTCGGGCAACAGCCGAAGCGTTTATCTCCGGGTGTGTAAGGAACAAGCGGGAGATACCTGCCGGTTCTGGATCATCATATTCAAAGCTCTCGTAAGAAACATCCTCGTCAATCTCTTCCCAGTGAATGCCGAAAGCTCCCAGCTCATAATCCTCGCGCTGCTCTTTGGTGGCATTCCTCAATCTTTGATAATACAAGATTGACTGCCACAACGTACGACCATCATCAGTTTCGATGTAGATTCGTTCACCTTCGAACCAAACTTTTTTCGCTACCATAATCACTCCTTTCTATGTATAGAGATATACGGCTTATTTGCCGTATATCTTAACCCATTCTGTAATAATCAACTCTTTGTTCTCTTCAATAATAGACTCAGCCAGTTTTATGTCTTTGGGCTTCATTCCTTTATTGACCATCAACCGGATTTCATCACCTACCTGGAACTTGGCTTCACCGTCTTGACTGAGTACATGTACATGTACCGGTTCGTGGTCACGTACATAAATTCTAAACTTCAATCCGAATAAAATTAAAATTGTTGGCATATTGTTATCTGTTTTTGATTACTCTGCAAAGATAGGTAATTATTTTATTACCCACAAAGAATAGGGTAATTATTTTATTACCATAAGTAAAAATCCCCTCCGTGGTTGAAGGAACGGTAACACGACCAGTCATTCCGCTTTTCGGGCCCCATTTCGTTTGCGAGCATGCGAGCAAACGGAATGGGTGCGCCCTGCACCCCTCCGTCAAATCAGCCCCTCATCGCCAAAACTGTAATATCCACCATTCGTTATAATCACGTGGTCTATCATTGTGATATTGAATAACCCTGCCGCCTTTTTAAGTTGCTCCGTCAGCCTCTTGTCCTCATTGCTCGGTCGGCTGTTGCCACTCGGATGGTTGTGCACCGCTGCGAACTGCACCGCCCCCGTATCAATCAGCACGCGCATAATCAGCCTTATATCCGCTGAAGTTTGGTCTATGCCGCCTACCGATATGCGTATTTTCTTTATAAGCCGTCCGGCTTGGTTTATTGACACTACCCAAAATTCCTCATTCGGCAAATCTCCTATCAACGGCCCCATCAGTTCGTATATGTCTGCACTCCTGAATATCTGCCTGCGTTCCACCTGCTGCGACTGTTGCCTCTTGTACATCTCCACGGCTGCCACGGCTACCCTCCTGCGTCCAGGAGTCAAAGAGGAAAACAACTTTTCAAGGTCTATCACTTCGTTGCCGCGTTCGATGTCCGAAACAATCTGTCTGTTGTTGCTGATTTCGTAAATCAGTTCGCTGTCGCTCATGTAGCGGCAATCGTTATCAAAAAGAGTATTCATACTACTATGGATTAAATTGTTATAAAAGAATTGTCTTGCCTAAGAAATAGCCTCCCAAGACCTCTGCCCCAAGCGTTTCAAGTGCACACGCAAACCGTGCGTAACTATGCCCCTGCGTTAGTATATCATCGAATACAAGGCATTTCTTACCCTTGAAAAAACGCTTGTCAAACTTGATGACCTCCACCGTCTGCACCGTCTTGGCCGCTTTCGTCTCATGGATGGCAAGCCGTCCACCCTCAATGGTAATTGCTTTGTACGCATTCCTGCACCCCGTCATCCGTGCCACCTCTTCGGCAAAAGCCTTGTATCTGATTTCGTTCTTCTCTCCGCTGCTGGCTGGTATGCAGACCAACGTCACGTTGCAAACCTCCGCACCGAACTGCTCGCGCATTTTCTTCGCTACAAGTTCCGCCACTGATGCACTGCGTTTCCCGTCCTTAAAATCCCATATCATCCTGCGAATAGACCACTCCCGTTTGTTTGCCTCGTATTTGGTAGGCAAGTAATCAAAAAAGTTGAACATAAATTTAGACCATTGATTTTTCCATGCTTCGGGGATGTTTTTTTTTGCTGCCATAACTGTAAGTTTTTAATTTATTCTGGATTTCTGGAGTCGTCGGGTGGAGCCTTTTTTAATTTTCTCCGTTTCCCGGAACGACTTTTTTTTTATTCCGGCGTGTCTGTATGACGTGCGGTATGGTTGCCTTTTGATGCCGCAATAATTGAGGTGCCGAGGATGACATTCCGCAAGGTTCCGACTAAAACCGAAGGCTTGAATACTACCCGTAGGGCTGGAGATTTTTTAGCGGACAACGCCCGACCTTGCTTGTCAGACCGGTGCCCTACATTTGCGAACTCAAAAGACTACCTGACCGCATACAGAGATGCAGGAAATGAAAAGGAGTTCCGGAAGAGAAACGGAGGCACGCCAAGCGGAATGCTTACCGCTCTACGGTCTCTACCTTAGCTATTGAAACGGAAAAGACCGGGTCTACCTGCATGGATGCGGACAAACGCAAGTAGCTGCCGCTACTTACCGCTGAGACGCGCAAAATCCGTACTGGAGGAAATAGATTTGCCTGCCTGTTCCTTCAGTACGGATTTTGCGCGCGCCGTACTCTTTGTTAATGAATGTTATAAGAAATATACTTCTTTGATAATGAATACAGAATACCCCTCTTACCATCCGAATGGAAACAGAAACGGAAGTTTCTGCCGACCGCGCCCTATCCAAAAACGCAAACAAAAGAGCAAGAAGCAAGGAAATATGACAAGGAGGGTGCCCCCTCGGGCAGTCCTGTGCCCGATAGCCTGTCCTGAAGTGCAGCGATTCCCATTGCGGACGTTGCGAGTCCTGCCATAAGCATTGCGATTGTGATTGCGGATGTATGTGTATGAGGTGAATCAGATACGTGCGTCCACGAATCCGTATGCCTGCCTAAGCAGGTGCCCGTACTTCGTCCATACACGCTTATCTACCGCATCACCGAAGTGGGTGGCTTCTTCCGGAAGGATGGACTGGTTGCGTTCGCTGCGCTTATCCTTGGCAAAACGCCCCTCGCGGTCCTCGATGACACGCGTATTGTTCATGGAGATGAGTGTATATTTGCATTTCGAGCCGTTGAAACGCTTCTTCGGGAACCGTTCGTCTTTCTCTGCCAGGATGGAAGCCCAGAGCAGGTACTTGTCATGCTGCGGTGGCTCCATGCCCGCATGGGTGTGCTGTTCCACCGTCCACCCGTGTTTCTCCAGACGCTCGATGGCAAGCTCGTTGTAGGACTTCTTGTTGTTGGCACGGCGTGCATCCCCGTAACGGTCACGGTAATAATGCAAGTGCTTGTTGATATGATTACGGTAGTAGTGACAGAACTTGTCCATCAGCGCGTTCACCATGGTGTCATCCTCTTCATCACGCTTGACGAAGAACTCGTTGATGTTGTTGTCCACCGGCTCACGTGTCAGCAGCTTCGTCACGAAGTCATAGTTGCGCTCTTGCGCCACTTCCAGGAATGAGGCGGCACTACCCCAGTCGGGTGTCAGCTCTATCGGCTGGTTGGGATTGCAGTCCAGGTCACGCCGGCTGTCATCGTTATTGGCAAGCTGCTGCCAGTTGTAGTTATGATCTTCGGCAAAGTCACGGATATAGTCGTCATTGGTTGCATTGTAATAGATATGGCGTTCATCCAATTGGTAGTAGCAGCTGTCAATCTTATCCACCATGAAGTTCAGGATCTCTATCATGAAGGAAAGCTTATCCATCACCTTGTACTGGTTCAGGATATAGTTCATGCCCACATTGGCGATGTTGTCGAAGATAGAGCCAAGGATAAAGAGCGTGCCGTCACGTGAAACGAACGGCGTGATACTTTGCCTGAGACGGACGGTCTCGTTCCAAATCTCCTTGAACAGTCCCGCATCATTCGCAATCCTTGCATCAATGAGCTGCATCTGTAACCGCACAATCCTGTTCCAGACATCAAACAGCCGGATGCCGCGTTCTTCTTCATAATACTTGGCCGGTTCAAGCAACCATTTCTGTTCGGGCGTGTACGGCATGGAGGAAAGGAAGGTGTTGCCGTGATGCTTCAGAACGGGATTCTCGGACTTGCGGCCAAAGATGTGTTCATTACCGCGGTTGGTCGGTGCCGCCTCCTGGTCGAATTTTTCTTTATCGAGCGTCAACGCTTCGTCGGTGATGTTGTAGTCCGCATTAGGACCACGGCTGTTGCCGCCCTGGGTAAGTATGTAGAGCATGTGCCCGTTGCTGAAGCTGATGCCGTATTCGAATGACATGATGTGCTCGTATGGCTTGTACCATCCCTCGATGGGACGGCGGCACACCACATAGTCACCGGTCTTGCTGACCGGGTCCCACTGCTTGTAACCGAGCATCTCCAGCATCTTGAACGCTGAAGGCAGGGTCTTAGTCAACGCCTGCCCGATGGTGGCCTGGGTGAGTGTGGTGATGCCGCGTGGCATCAGCCGGATGTTGTCATCTATCACGGCACCGGTAATGAATGATTTACCCGTTGCACGCGAGTAGATGACATATCCGTTCTTGTACGGCATCACGAGGAATGCCGCCTGCGCCGGATTGACCTGTATGACCTCTTCCCAAACGTTTTCGTCCATTGTCCTGCCGTATCAATATCGTGGGAAAACAATGTAGTTCATACCCTCGGAAGAAGTCATACGGGGCATGTCCTGCCCGGTATCAGCCAGCAGTTGCGACACCTCGTCCGGCTTGAACTTGGCGGACACGGTACAGACAATCTGTGTCTTGCTGACCGATACCATATCAATATGCTTATGGTCAACCAGATAGGAAATCAAGCGTTTGTTTGTCAGTTTCTTCATGATAATCTATTTATGAGTTCATTATTTCTTCCGCTTGTGCGTCGTCGATAGGCGTGTACATCGAATCCACCAAAAGCTTCTGCTCTTCCTGGGAAAGGTTGCGGATGGCATTCAGGGGAATATCCACCTTTTGCCCCATACTGTTGATCTGGATGTAGAATACGTTCTTCTCCATGCGTCGCGGGTCCTCGACGGAAGCCGGCTTCTCACCAATCATCTGATGCAGTACTTTCTTGGCGTTGTTCCATTGCTTGAGATCACCTTTGAGCTTGCAATCCCGGATAAGCTGAATCTGGTCCTTGATCATCCAGGCATACCAGAAGTCCCAGTCGAACTGGTGCTGTGTCTTGAACAGTTCTTTTGCCAGGGCGATGTCCTTCCTTATCTGGGTACGCGAGATACGGTATTTTGCCAGCATGATGTTGATGATGTGGCTCTCGTTCGGATAGTCATCCAAAAGGCGTGCTATCTGCAGCACCCGGTTGCACTGTACACGCAGATGCTCCGGTAGCGGACTGTTTTCCGGGTCGATGATGTGCTGCTGTATAAGGTCGTAGGATTGCTCCTCCAATGCGGCCTTGCTTTTGGATGCCGTTAGACGGTTGTTATTCATACTCAAGATACTGCTGTTGCGATTTGATGAACTTGATAAGCTCCTGCTGTGCCGGGTTGCTGCCATTGGCGGCCGACTTGATGAGTGACTCCCGGAGTTCGACCATCTGACGAAGATGCCCCCGGTAGAAGGCGGTCCGCACTTCGGTGCCCGGAGTACGGAGTTCTGCAAGAAAATCCGTCTCATCCACACCGATATTGATTGCGATCAGCCCCGGAAGGATAAGGCGGTATGCCATTTTCTCTATCTCCTCACGTTGTTCCTGAGTCAAATTCATCATTCAACATTTTAAAGTCAAAGTCAAAAATATCACTGCCGGTATGGATGATTCCGCGTTCCAGCTTCGGGTTGTGCGTGGCATTCTGACTGCCTACAACGGTAATCTTCCAGTCCTCGTTATACAGCAGCGCCACCTTCGCATGAAGCGCCAGGCAACGGTAGCAGTCCGGAAATGTAGTCACCAGATAATCGAACGGTTTGGGTGAGATGCTGCGTACACGATTATCGATCAGGAACCGTACCGATAGCAACTCATCAGTCTCAACCTTGCGATGAAGGGCGTTGATGCTATCCATAGAGATGGAATAGGTTGTCAGGAACAGATGTGCCGGACCCGTCTGCTTCAAAATATATAAAATCAGCTGGATCAGGTTAAATGCTCCAGAAGAGTAGAAATGCTTGTCCCTGCCGGGTACCAGCACCCCCATGGCGTCCGGATGCAGCAGCTTCTCCGCAACCAGGTCATGGCCGGAGGCTGCCGCATCCGTTCGGCGGATGTAGCCTGCCGGGTATCGGTCTCCCTGCATAGGGCTTACTGCGTCATCCGCCGGCATCATCTTATTCTCAATCTCGCTGCAACAGACCAACATAACCTATTGCAGTTCCGCCAAACGATATTCTATCTTTTCTACCAGTGCTTCCTGGGCAGCCACCTTCTTCTCGTATTTCACGCGTTTGGGGCAGTCCGGAAGCGGATTTTCCTTGCCGTCTTTAGGCTTGCTCTCCGAAGAGTACAACAACATGTTTTTTGCCTTGGTAATCTTGCTCTTGGCATTGGATTTCGCTTTCTTCAGTTCTTCCACGGAAAGGGAACTGATATCGGTCTCATCCTCTTCCTTTTCCGGATTTTCTTCGGGAGTATCCGCTTTTTGGTAGAGTTCGTCCAGCTGCTTGTCAGTCGGCAACTCCTTGTTCTGCTCATATTGCTGTTTGATGGCCGCTAGCAATGTCATGCGGTTGGAGAGGAAGGCTATACGGGTAACAATATCCTTGCGCTGTGCACATACAGCCGCCGTATTGGTCTCACCCTGTTCGGACAGTAACCGGTGCAGCCGTGAACGTTCATTGTAGCATTCCCGGAAATCATAGATGATTTTGGCAATGACAGGCGGATAAGCGGGCTGTTCATCCGTTTCGCGTGCCAGTTCCTTTTCCGCAATGGTAACGATGGCCGCCGCCGTTTCTTCGGGAACCGTCTCGGAACGGCCGTCATTACCGGGCACCGCATCATCCGCCAGGTCCACATCCTCAAAGCGCGGGTCATCCGGATGGTACCAGACTTTAATCATCTGCCGGATTTCGTATTCCAGCTTCTCGCGGGTATGCGGCTTTTCGCCTAATTTAGCCAACTTGGATGATACGATTGTCTTGTAACCTGATTTAGCAAGGATAGCCACACCAACATTGTATTCTCTCTTAGCAGAGTTCAGCCAGGCGATACCTTCTCTGCGGGCTTCGATATAAGCATTTGTAATTTCAGCCATGATTCTTGATATTAACGTTATACAAAGATGTTGCGAATTTTATTGCCGGGATAGGACAAAACAAAATGTCCGCCTCCCGGAAAGAATCCGGAGACGGACATAAACAGCCAACTGACCAGACGAAGAAACAAAAATCAGCCTCCGGGTGCAGCTTTCACAGTAAGAATGTCTTCCATGTCACCTTCATACACGCACTTGATGGGGGTAGCGAAGGTATAGTGAAGCGTACTTTGATTGCGTCCGCTACTGCCGGTTCCGGTGGTGGCCCCGTCTCCTGAGGCACGCATGGCACCGCGCCGCTTGTCACCCATTAGGAAGTTTGTACCGTTGTTGTCGGTCACGATGAAGAACATCTTACGGCCTTTGGTGGCATTCTCGAAACCGAATACCTTCTTCCGCATCTTGGGAGAAATGATGTTCAAGTCCATCAGTGATGACTCACCACCGGTTTCTCCCTGATCCGTAATCTTGAATTCCGCCAGGTCGTCCGTGAAATCCATCTTATAAGCACGCCTGCCTTCCTTCATGACAAGGTCTCCGACCAGTGTGCCGGCTTCTTCAAGCGAAAGCGGGGCATCCGTCTTTTTCGGATAGTCCGGCCATGTTGCCACGTCTTCATGATAGCCGAAGATAACGGACGGTACGATTCCCGCCATGTTACCCTGACTGTTGCAGTCCATTGCCTCGTTGATGTCATCAAGGGCAATACATAATTTGGGGTCTACTTCTGCCATAGTCACAGGATTTATTCAGATTTAACAACGTATGTACCCGTCACTTTCTCTACTGCACCCGCAGCAGGAGTTTTCTTCTGCACGGCAGGAGTGGTATATCCGGCAGCTTCCAGGAACTCGACGGTATATTCCTTACCACCGGGAACCGCTACATACGTGCCGGAATCACGCCAGCCCTCTTCACCCTGAATACGCCATTTGCCACCGTTGGCCTTCGCTTCATCCGGTGCAATTGTGACCTCGATATATCCGAACGGGTTGCTACCTTCAGGATCCACCGGACGGTCATTGACGCAGAACTCCGATTTATGTACCGATACGAACTGGAAGCCTATCACGTACTTGCCCGCAGCATCAAACGTATAAGGATTACCGGAGAAGAACGGCTTGATAGACTTGAAATCACTCTCTTTGTCAAAGCCGTAGCAAATGTTCCCTTTAGTGGTCAGCATGACGAACTGGCTGCCATCGGGAAGATTCGGAACACGTACCAGCTCACAACGGTTGTTGGAACCGAGCAGGTGTTGTGTATCGGAAGTATCTTCTTTTAATCCGATAACGATAGTACCTTCATCTTTGCGCCAGTCATCGTACATGTCGCCCAAATCATCGGAAATGAACATCTTGATGTTCTTCTTGCGCTTGAAGGTACGCGGCATGTGACGCCACATCTCCAGTAACTTTTCGCCAATGTTGGCACGAGTCAGTTCACCGGTAGTATAAACGTTGCCCTCGGCACTGGAGATATCCCCGACTGCCTCACCTTCGGTAATAATGGTACCGATACCGTCGAAAGAGTCCTGAATGTCCGTCTTGTTCTCATCAGCGCTGTATTTCGCTGTGAAGATGGCAAACAGCAAATCATTGGATGCCAGTTCGTGCCCGTGGTTGATCAGCCACAGCTCGAAGGGATGTTCTTTGCGGAGTGTACCGGGAACCTCGGCAATGTAGGTACGGCGGTAGCGTTCCGGCTCGTCGGACATCTCCATCACAACCGGACGTACTACCAAGCGGCGGGGAACAATCTTACCCAGATACTTGCCAGCTGTAAACTTACCGGTGTACTTGCTGGAAATACTTCCACCCTCTACCTTGCCCAATTCAAGAGAATCGGTAATGCCCGGTACCGGAGTGAAATGTTTCAATACCTCCGAAGCGTCGAGCTTATCGACCGCCTTCAGGATGTCTCTGTGCTTTTTTACCGCGGTCAGAACCGTGGTAATGTCAATAGGTGCTTTAAAATCCATAAATAGAATAGTTTAGATGTTATTCATTCTCATAACTGTTGATCGGATCCGTAGCGATATCGGCAAACTTGCTGTCTTCGTTCGATTCCTGATGACTGGCGGTTGCCGTTCCGGGAATCTTGGCCACGATATCACGGATAACCTGTACCTTGGCCTTGTTGTCGGCGGCATTCCTGACGCTGTCACTCAGGCTGTCAAGGTCATTCACGACTGCCGTCAGACTGTTTTCGGCAGTCTTCTTGGCGGTGTTGGCGACAGCCAGGTCATTCTCCGCTTTGGCCTTCGCTTCGTTGGCGGCCTTGGCGGCGTCGTTGATGGCCTGCAGATTCTCCACGGTAAGCAACATCTTACCGTCTTTTTCCTCAACGCCTTCGCAGTTGAGGATCTGGTTGATGAAAGTAAATTCTTTACGCATAACTGTATTTGAAGAATTAGAAATGTCAGTCTTGTTGCCGGCAGGGAACAGCCCTTTGATACCGTCGATAATCTGGGAGACCAAGTTTTTGTCACGGCCTTCCGGTTCCGGCTTCTCCTCCGAATCGATAGCCGGCAACGGTATACCAAGTGCGGTGAAGCAGTCGGTCATTTCATTGGTCACCTGTGGCTTTTTATGGGTACCGGGAATGATCTTGTCTATGAATCCCCATTCCTTGGCTTCGGCGGCAGGCATCCAGCGTTCCTCTTCCATCAAGGTGATAATGTCCTTCAGGCTTTTGCCGCTACGGTTGATGTACTTCTGTGCAATCATCAGGTCAATGGCTTCCGCGCTCTTCTTCTTGTTCTGCAGTTCCTTGATGGTATCCTCCAACTGGTCCGCATTGAGCTGGCCCCAGATGTCCACTCCCAGGCTGCATTTATGCGCCAGCCACATGCCGTCCTCGTGCATCTCGATGGACTTGGCACCGAATGCCAGTACAGTGGCTGCCGAAGCGTTGAAGCTGATGAACTCCACCGTCACGTTACCGTGCTCGGCCATCAAGGCGGACATGGCGACCGCTTCGGCCACATCACCGCCATAACTGGAAACCTTCAGGCGTACAGGCTGGCCTTTGGCCTTGTCAAGAAAGTATTTCAGATAGTTTTTGTTGTACCAGTAACGGTCAATCGCTCCGAATAATGTGATAACTGTCTCGTTCATAAAACTTATTTTTGCGCAAAGAAAAACGCAAAAAAAACGGTACCCAAGGACATTGGGTACCGTCAGCGGACAGATAAATGTTTGACTGAAAGAGTGTTGCGTATCAGCAAAGGAAGCCGTACGGTTATATTTCCTCCATGTTTTCAATATAGACGGTCGGTTCATCCTGGATGCAGGTGAACGTGAATGAGGTGCTGTTCCGTTCCGACACGGAACGTCCGCTTGTCTTGTTTGTGGCGAACAGCATGAGTGCGTCCTCCTGCCCGCACCAATGGACCGCCCCGTTGCCGTCCACTGCCAGTACATACCACAAGCCACGCTCCAGCATCTCCATCAGCTGATGGTTTGCCGGGGAAAGTTTCGGAATCACCCCTTCAATGGAAACGTTCCAGCAGTCCCCCGCGTCATTCACCTCCTTGTCTTCATTATAGGAATAGGTGTCATTGGCATATACCGGTATGGAAACAATATCCTCCCGGTTGCGGAGTTCCAGATAGTTCAGACCGGAGGCATAGTCCTTACGGATTTGCACGAACGAGGCCGGAGGCACGGCAATCACCTGCAACAATCCTCCGACGTTTTCAAAATCATAATGCATTGCTTTCATAAGCCATTTTTCCCTGCTGGGAAATTGTCCCGAATTCGGACAACTTCCCCAAAATTATACGGTTAATAAAGTCTAAAATCGTGGTATTCTCCACCGTTTTCCTATATCCATGTCGGTTATACTCCCTGCGGATAGTCTCATAAGACCAGGTGTCGTCATCAAAGCCGAAGCTGTTCTGAAAGTTGCGGATGGCGGTCGAGAGTGGGATTCCGATACTGACATGGGTGTCGAGATAGAGGAAAAGCATCTGCTTGATCCGTCTCTCCACCTTGCTGCCGAACGCCACCACTTCGGTATTCGACATCGCCCATCCGTATCGGTAGAAGTCATCACGGCGTATCTCCACCGCCACGTTGGCGGTATATCGTGCCAGGTTCCGGTATCTGTTCTCGTATCGTCCGGGTTTTGCAAGCCTGGAAAGGAAGTCGTTCTGCAGCTCCTTGTCCGGGGACAGATTGACTATTTCTGTCCAAGTGTCGTCCGGGGCATTGAAATTGTACAGCAGGAATTGCTTGACATAAGGTTTGCAAGGGAGCCAACACACAAATCGGTCTTTCTTTGTCATTTAAAGCATTGATTTTTATACAAATATACTAAATACCGGTAATATAGCCAAGCCCTTGCACGAATATAGCGTAAAAATCGTGCGACAGTGCTTTTGTACATGGTCTGTTCTGTATATTATTGAATATCAAGTTATTATAATCGTACAAAAAGCGTACAAAACCGTACTAATTCTTTCGTTTGCGTACTTTTTGCCGTTTTTTGAAGAAAAGTACAATTCGTGCGCTATTCGTGCACGATTCGTGCGGAATTTGTACGCTTATAAATATTTGTATATCAGATTGATATGTACTTAATTTCGCACATCCGTACGAATGCACGATTTTTTCTCTGTTTTTTAAGGTAGTCCAATTTTAAAAAGAAGAATAAAAAAAGAATAATATACCCCTCCGGGAATTCTCATGTCTGCTGCCACTTCCATGCACGTTTGTCCGAATCGTTATTATGACGG